CCAGGCGTCCACCGGGAGCGGAACGCCGGCGTCAAGGGTGAGTTCGTCGGTGAGGTCGGCGGAGCAGCCTTTGTCGTCCCAGGTGCCGATCTCGTGCTGGCCGATCTTGAGGGTGCCGCCGTCGTCTGCCGCGACCCAGAACCGGATTGTCTCGTGAGCGGGGAGGGTGATGGTGCCGGTGTAGTGGACCATGAAGCCGTCAGTCGGGCAGGCTCCGATCGGGTCGTACTCGTAGACCGTGTTGATAAACGGGACGGTCTTGACGCCGCACACCGGGTACGCGGAGTCGAGGCGGGTCGGCGGGATGGCGTCGATTGTGTAGCCGACGGCGAGTAGTCCGGGAGTCGAGGCGCGGGCCGCTTGTGCTCCTGGTAGGACCGCTAGAAGGACTCCCGCCAGGGGCAGGAGCCGGCGCATTACTCGGGCTCGGTCGGGGTGAGCGGTTCGCCGGGTTCTGGGAGGGCGGCGATCTCTTCGGGCGTCATGTCACGCTCGGTAACTTCGCCCGTGAGCGCGTTCAGTACCGAGACTTTCGGGTATTCGTTCATCCCTAGCCCTTTCGGTATCCATACACGGTACAGGTTCCGGCCCATGTGCCGCCGCCGGGGTAAATGTAAATGCCCTCATACTGCGTTGTCGAAGTGGTCAGGCCGTAAATGGTGCTGACGAGTTGAGTTGAGTTTCCGAAACCCGAACCAAATGCGTTGATGGCTGTGGCTTTGCCTGAAACCTGCGGGTTAGCAAGGTCAATAGTCATAAAGCCAGTTAGGTCGGCTGCGTAACCAACATACAATTGCCCGACAATTCCTGTCCATGTGTTTGTAAGGCCTGTCACACCATTGCTTGTCGTGACATTGCTGCCGTACACGCTCCCGGTGTCCGGTGTAGTCCCATCGACGAACCTCATGTAAACGTTTGTCGGGCTGCCGCTACCTGTAGTAACTGAAAGCACTAGATGGTAGTTGTCATACGTTGACGTAAAGCACGAATCTATTTGCTGCGCACTTGATGTGCTGGTCCAAGTCTTAGACGAGACGTAGACGAGGCCGGAGTTGGCGGAGTAGGTATTCATATCCGACGCGGAGAGCGTGGTAGAGGCGACGTAGGTCTTGATCGACATGGTGGTCCTTAGATTAGTAGGTCGGGTCCGTCAAGCTTGGAGACATCGAGAACGAACCAACCGACGTAGCGACCGGAGCCGAGGATGGTTGTCTTCCATTGGTTCGGGGTGATGTCGTGCTGGATCTGGTTGATACAGAGTCCCTGCGTAAAGACTGACCCGGTGGACGGGGTGCGGGTGACCGTGATCTTGTCGAGGAGCTCGAGGCCGAGAATGGTCGCCCATGCCGAGTTAGCCGTGTTCGGGGATACGTCAATGGCGGAGACTTGAGGCTTGAGAGCCGCGCCGGTACCGACATAGAACGCGGCCAGGCTCGCGGCTTGGTCGTATGTGGAGACGTCAGTATCGACAGAGAACTCGGCGCGGCCGATGTCGGTGACGCTCGTCAAGTTCTCGGTCTGGTATGTATTCCCGCCCGAGTAATTGAGAGTGATCGAGTTCCGAACGGTATCGGCGTTGTATTCGATCTCGAGATTGGTGCCGTACTTGAGATTCGTTCCGGTGTCGTCAAAGGTGGCGGCGGAGGAGCCGGCGCCTTTGGCGGCGGCGTAGGAGCGGTTGACGAACGTGACGACGCCGGCCTTGTCGACGTAGATCTCGCCGCCTTCGGAGTCGGCGGTGCGTTGGATCGCTGGGAGAAGCGGGCCGCCGAGGGCGAGTTGGGCGACGTTTGTTTCGGGATTGGTCGCGGTCTGGTATTGGATGGTCGCGAGGTCGGATGTGGCCATGTAGCGGTCGAAGCGGTTCGCGGTGGTTTCTTCGTAGTAGTTGATGGCGAGTCCGTAGTTGTAGGCGGCCCAGGCGTCGAATTGTGCGTCGGTCCACCCGCCGTACTCTTGGGCCCAGACGAAGAAGTCTTGGAAGGCGACGCGATCGGTGACTGTTGCGACGTTGGTCGGTGCGGTCCCGGTCGCGGCGGTGGTTGCGCTAAGGGTCACCGATTGGCCGTTGACGTAGATCTTGCGGAGGCCAGAGACGGTGACGTCGGAGACGATGATGATGTGGAACGGCTGGAAAGTTTGGACGCCGGTACCGAGGTTGTAGGTGTATTTGGTGCCGGACTTGATGAACTCAACGGTTAGGCCGGTGGATGTGTTGACGATCGTAAAGGCGCCGAAGCTCATGATGGTCGTGTTGCTAGATGGTGTCGGGTCGACGAGCGCGATGTACGCACCAATAGCGGTCTCTTTGAGGGTGCCGACCACGTTGAGGCCGACGGTCGTCGAGGTCATGGTCGAGGCGGGACGCTTCGGAGTCCACCGGTAGCCGGCGCCGAACGGGTCGAGTTGTGTGATCCCGGTGGTGCCGACAAGGTTGACGCCGGCGTTGCGGGCTAGGCGATTCGTGATGGTTGTGGAGCCTGGCTGGTCGTCGGCCGCCCACCATGCCCAGTAGTTGCCGAGGTTTCGTTCGCCGCTTATCCAGTCTGGCGGGAGTTCGGAATCGCCCAGGAGGCCGAGGAGGTCGAAGCACTCGACGGTCACGGTGGAGTCGTAGCCGGCGTCAGTCCAGGAGACCGGCCATCCGGCCACATACCCGGTGTAGACGTTCTGGTAGCCGATGCCGGTGCCGGGGTCGGCGGTTATGCGGATCCATCGCCGCGGGAGGAGTTGCCCGTAGTACGGGCCGGCGGTGTTGTATGGGTCGAAGCGGCGGGCGCGGTTGTCGAGGACGATGGTGGCTGATCCGACGTCGAAGTTTTGGAAGTCGTCGGTCCTGCCGCGTCGTACCGAGGCTGACCGGACGTAGCTCGTGACGTCTGTCCAGGTTGTGTAGTACGGGTTGTATGGGGAGTCGACGAAGGAGATCTCGACCTTCACGGTGGGGTAGGCCATTGGCTAGCCCTTGACCTTGACCGGGATCGCCCCGAACCGCTTCTCGTATTGTTGGAGAACCTCGACGACCTGTTTGGCGACTTCGGTCTTGTCGGCGACGCCGGCCTGGACGGTGATCGAGTAGGTGTTCGCGGTCTTGGTGGGGGTGGCGGTGAGCGCGGCGGCGACACCGGGGAAAGCGAGGCCGACTGTGCCGGCTTCGGCCATGACGGAGGCGAGGTCCTTTTCGAGGGACGCGGCGGTCATCCCGCCTGTGCCGGCAAGGAGGTCCTTTGCGACGGCGTTCCCTGCGACTGGTCCGAGGTTGAGGATCTGGGCGAGGCCCGCTTTGCCGAGGCCGGCGGCGATGAGCTTCTTGAGGTTGCCGGAGAACTCCTTCGCGGCTTCGACCTGTTGACGGAAGATCTCGCCGTAGGTTTGCGGCTTCTTGTTCTTGGCTTCGGTGACGGCGGCCTCGGCTGCGGCTACCTTGTCCAAGGCGTCGCTGTAGGCCCTCATGTCGCGGCTCTGGCGAGCCTGGTCGAGTGTCTCGTAGGCATTCTTGCGTTCCTCGAGCGCGGCATTGAGACTGGCGGCGGCGTCTGCCTGTTGCGTCTCCGCCTGCTGGAAGGCGTTCCCCAGGTTCACAGAGGACGCGATCGAGTTCTGGATCTCGGCGACGTACTCGCGGAGAGCCTTCTTGGCTTTGTTCACCCGGTCGACGAAAGCCTTCCATCGCTTCGCCTCCTCGTCGGCGGCTTTCTTGCGGCGTTCCTCGGTGGCCTTCTCGATCTCGTCGATAACCATAAGGGTCGCGGCGAAGCCGTAGCCGAGGGCCGACATCTTCCCGAACTGGCCGCCCAGGTTGTCGAGGGCGCCGGCGTACTGGTCGGTCGACTCGCGCTGTTTGTTCATCTCGGAGGTGACGTAGGCGAACGCGGCGGCGCCGGCGAGGGCCGTCACGATGCCGATACCGGTGGCGACTTGGACGGCGGTGTAGCTCGTGGCGAGTGCCCAGTTGACCGCGGTGGTGATGACGGCGATCGAGTCCCATAGGGCCATTGCGACCTTGGCTGCGATGATGGCGCCGGCGAACAGGCCGACGACGGTGGCGAGGCCGCTGATAAGGCCGGCGTTCTGACCGACAAAGACGGCCATGTCTTTCAGTTTGGGGAGGAATGTTTCGATGACCGGGATGAGTGCGTTGCCGATTGCTTCCTTGGCTTCGTCGATCTGGTTGGAGAGTATCTGCATTTGGCCGGCGAACGTGCCGGCTTCGGTGGTGGCGGCTCCGCCGAAGTTGTCGCCGAGAATCTTGACGACCTCGTTAAAGTCGGCGCCGTTCTTGATGGCGGTCTTGAGCTCGGGGGAGAGCTGCTGGAGCGCTTTCATGTTGCCCTGGTAGCCCTTCGCCAATGCGTCGGCGACGGTGGCTGCGTCTCTTTGGGTCGCTACCGAGACGTCTAACGTGAGGGTTAGCAGGTTCTGGGCGGTTGTGAGGCTGCCCGTTCCGACGGCGAGACTCTGATACGCGGCGCGGAGTTCGGTGTCGGTAAAGGCGACCTGGGTCTGCATCGCGCTAATGAGGCCCTCGACGGCGGCGATCTGTTGGGTGGTTGCCCCGGTGGTATTGCGGAGGGTCTGGGCGAGGATGGCCTGCTGCCTCTGGTCATCGGCGGCGGATTGGACGGCCTGCTTGGCGAAGAGGGTCGTCGCCGCGGCAGCTGCACCGAACGCGATGGTCGCGCTCTTGCTCATGCCGGCGAGACTGTCGGAGGCCTCCTTGATCGCTTTCCGGAGTGGGCCGGCGGATCCGGTGATGATGAACGAAATACCGCGGGCCATGGTGACAGTCTAGAAGTATTCGACCACGTCGTCGTAGACTCCGCCGATGATGTCGCCGGCGGCGTTGCGGAGGAGGGCATCCGGCATCCGACCGGCGGATGACTTGATGCCGGCGGCTGCCCTGGTGGCGCGGGCCTGCTTGAGTGGTTGTTCGCTCGAGAGGTCGTACTTCTCGATGAGTTCCATTACTCGTTTCTCGTAGAGGCCGCGGATCACCTCGACGCGCTCGTCCATTGCTTCGTAGACGAACGGGTTCGGGGTGATGCGTCGGGCGGGCCATCCGAAGTGGATCGGGCCGGCGTATGGGACGCGGGCCGAACCGACGCGGACGCGGCCGGAGGATTGTGTGGCGATAGCCCGGATGGAGTTCGCGAGTGCGCCGGTGCGGTAGGGGACGTACCGCTTGGCGCCCATGACGACGATCTCGGCGGCGGCTTTGTGGGTGTCCTTCAGTTCGTCCTTTGTGTCGTCGCCGAGTTTGCGGAGGTCGCGTTGGATCTCTTTGAGGCCGAGGATCTCGGCGCGGACAGGAGCGTCGTCGGCGCCTAGTCGAAATCCAAACGTGCCAGATCCTGCCATGCGTCCGCTCCTGTCTTTATCTGGGCTCGTGGCCAGACTTGCTCGATCATTACGCGGAGAATCTTCGGAGGTGTCCGGAGAAGCTCGAGCGGGCTAATGCCTGTCTTTACCGCGAGAGCACCTATTAGCCAATGGGTGCTTCCGGGTCCGTAGGGTCCGCGGTGTCTCCTGCGATGGCGACCTGGGCGACGGTACGGAGCCAGTCGGTGAAGTCGAGGCCGGTCTTGCCGGCGTCCTTCTGTGAGTGGTAGGCGACGAAGTAGAGGTACTTCTGGGGGACGTGGGGACGGCCGAACGCTTCGGACCATACGACCCCGAAGTGATCCTCGAACTCGACCTCGGTCGACGGCCAGACTGTCGCGGTGACTGCCTGCCCGTCCTTGTGCTGGACGGTGACGTCGATCGGCATGGTTAGCTCTTGACTACCGTTCCACCGACGAACGTGACGGAGGTCTTGGCGAGGTCTCCGGTGGCGCCCTGAATGACGGGAGCGGACGGGAGGAACGAATTCGAGACCGTGAGGGTCGGGTTCGGTGTGCCGGTGGAGAGACTCTTCACGACGAGCGTGTTCGAGCCGGAACCGACGGCGGACCAGATGGTATCGAAGACCTTCCCTGCGGCGAGGTCCTGGTTCATCTCGATTGCGACCGAGAGGTTCTGAAGGCCGCCGGTGTAGACGTGCCCGGTGGCACCCATAGCGGTCGTCTCGACCTGGTCTTTCTCGTAGGTGAAGGTGACGTTGGTGACGTAGCTCGAGAGGTCGACCGTGTTGATCGTGACACTCGCGTCGGTGAGAACGAAGACGGCCATGGCCTACTCCTTGTCTTTCTTGCTTGTGGTGGTGGGTTCGACGATCCCGGCCTGCACGAGGAGATCCACGTCGGCGGGTGCGGCGATGATGTCTGCGTCGGACACGATGGTCCCGACGGGTCCGAGGGTTGAGCCCTCGACGAGAACCTTGTAGTTAGCCATAGATGGTGACCTCGAAGCGGTAGGCGATCATGTTCACTCCAGAGACTACTACCTCGCGGGGTCGTGCCGATGTGACTTGCAGGGTGGAACAGGCGCCTCCGAGAGTCTTGTCGGATTCGAGGGCGGCCTTGATCGAGCTCGAGCCGGAGCCGGTGACGTAGGCGTCGAGGCGGTCCTGGCTGGAGCGGTCGGACATCCGGCCGACGATGACGAGGATGTAGGCGCGGTACAGGTCGAGGCCGCGGTGCATCGCTTCGTCGTAGTCGATCTCGAGCGGTTCGACGACGGCGGCCGGCGGGCTCAATGAGTCTGGGACATAGTCGAAGGCGCGGAGCCCAGTGATCGTGTCGAGGGCGGCGCCGAGACCGGCGCGGACGCCGTTCGGGGTCATGCGAAAAACTCGCGCTTGTAGGCGCGGACCATTGCGGCGATGTCGCGACCGAGCGGGGACATCCGGATCGCGCCAAGCTCGGACAGGCCGAGGACGCCGCCGACGGAGTCGCGGCGCTTGTAGAGATCGGCGGAGAGGATGTAGGTCGCCTCGGTGACGTCGTCGGGGACGGTCGGCCATCCCCACTTTGCGGTCACTTCGACCTGGGGCCAGTAGTTGACCGGGAGGGAGAACGCGGTCGGGCCGACGATGGTGATGGTCGTGTAGGGGCGGCCGAGAGCTGCGGCGTTTGTCGGCTCGACGATGTAGTCCTGGTTGAGGACGAAGGTCGTCTGGTAGATGCCGGTGGCGTTCGGGTCGGTCTTGACGACGAGGCCGGTGGTGGTGCCGATGTCGTCGACCTGGACGCGGAGGTTGCCGATCGGGCGGTAGGTGCGGGCGGTGGCGGTGGAGTCGAGGTAGAAGCGGCGGTTGGCGATGCGGTCGATGGACCGGGACGCGGACTCGATGATCTTCTCGAGGATGACGTCGTCGACGGAGTCGTCGATCTTGAGGTAGGTCTTGAGGTTGGCGAGAGTGATGTAGCCGTTGGTAATCGTCACTTCTTAGCCTTCCTGGGTTTCGCCGGTGGTTCGTAGGCGGGGGCGTCCGCGACGCGCTCTACGGGCTTCCTGGCGCGTGTGGCGGGCTTTGTGGGGGTGCTGCCTGGCTCGGCCGGCACAACCTCGCTCGGCGTGGCACCGGGCGAGCGGCCGAGCCGGGCAAGCTCCTGTTCGACGAGTGCGGCGCGATCCTTGAGTCCTCGCCGGATGTAGCCGGCGAGTTCGTGCTCGAGGGCGGCGATGATGGCGTCGATGGTCATGTAATCCTCCGACCCGGCGCCCGTGTGCTAGGCGCCGGGGTGGTGGGGGGGATTAGGCCCAGGTGCTCGTGATGAGGCCGGTGCCGGTGATCGCCGAGAAGGCCGTCGGGTACTTGCCGGCGGTGTATGCCGAGAAGCCGAAGAGGACGGTCCGGATGGCGATGTTGCCGTCGGGCTGCTCGAAGCGGACGTACAGCGGGTCGCCGCCGTTCTCTTCCCAGATGTAGCTCTCGCGGAAGTCGCCGATGATGACGGCGGTCTCGTTCGAGCCGGAGCCGAGGGTCGTCGGGACGTTTGCGTCCTGGATCACCGGGAGGCCGAGGATCTGGAGGCCGCCGCCGAGGTAGTCGGGCTGGTCGTAGGTCGCGGCTGCGTTGTACGGGTTGCCGGCCGTCGGTCCGAAGATCGGGCGGTTGGTGGTGTCGAGGGCGCGGAGCCAACATCCGACCAGGCTCGGGTGCGCGACGATGTGCGTCGGCCTGGAGTAGAAGTTGGAGTTGACGTCCTGGACGGCTGCGACGAGCTTCGGGAAGAACTCG